ACAAAACAGATGGTGGGATAATTAAACATACAGAAGCAACTAAAAAAGCAGAAGAAGTAGCTAGTGTATGTGGTTATGTTCTTGAACTCGGACCAGATGCCTACAAAGACTCAAACAGATTCCCTAATGGACCTTATTGTAAAAAAGGAGATTGGGTAATTGTTAGACCTTATTCAGGCACACGTATTAGCATACATGGTAAAGAGTTTAGAATAATCAATGACGACACAGTAGAAGCTGTCGTTGAGGACCCAACAGGAGTGGTAAGAGCAGTATGAGTGAAGAAGCTTTAAACAACCAAGAAAACGAAGAAATTACTACGGATAGTTTCTTTGGTGTAAAACACGATATAGTTACTAATAAATCAGATGATGTAGAAGTAGAAATTGTAGAAGAAGAATCTAATTTACCTGATCCAGAAGATGTAAAGGTACAAAAAGAACCAGAAGTTCAAACAGAAGAAGTAGTTGTATCTGATGATGATTTAGATAAAGAAATAACTAACTATAGCGAAAGAGCTGGTAAAAGAATCAATCAGTTAAAGTATGAGTTCCACGAAGAACGTAGAGCTAAAGAAGCATCAGCAAAAGAAAAAGATGAAGCAGTAAGAAGGCTTAAAACTTTGATGGAAGAAAATCAAAGACTGCAAAAGTTTGTTAGTACAGGTAGTCAAGCTCTTAACCAACAAGCATTACAAAATGCACAATGGGCAAAGTACAATGCTCAACTACAATTAAAGAAAGCTTATGATGATGGCAATACAGAAGAGTTAGCAAAAGCTCAAGAGTTATTATCAAAAGCAACTTTAGCAGAACAACAAGCAGGAAATTACGCTAATCAAGTTGCTCAATATGCAGAAAATCAACCTGCACCTGCTACACAGCAAACGCAAGGACAAGAGCAACAAGCACCAGCAGAACAACCTAAAGACCCAGCATTAGAAGCATGGGCACAAAAGAATCCATGGTTTATGGGCACAGAACCTACACATAGAGATATGACAGCTTACGCTATGTATGTAGATTCAAAACTACAACAAAGTGGCATAAACCCAGAAACTCAATCTAGTGAATACTACGAAGCAGTAGATAAAGAAATGAGAAAAGAGTTTCCACAGTTTTTTGGGGTTCAATCAGAACCAGCAGTAGCAGTAGAAGAAACGAAAGTTCAAACTGCTCCTGTATCAAAAGAAGCATCGACAGTAGTCGCACCAGTATCGAGGACAACTGGTAAAACGCCTCGCAAAGTACAGCTCTCGGCTGAACAAGTTAGACTAGCACGCCAACTTGGAATTACGCCAGAGCAGTATGCCAATCAACTATTAAAGGAGAACTAGATGGCAGAAGATAAGAAAATTGTAGAAGAAGCTCAAGCTGATTCTGAACAAGTGCGTACCCCTAGAGGGCAAGATAGCCGAGAGGCAGAGATGAATACTATGGACTGGGAAAACCCAGTTAACCTACCAGCTCCCACACCTCAACCAGGATGGGTTTTTAGATGGGTTAGAACTGCTTTACTAGGTGAAGCTGATAATCCAAATGTATCCAGAAAGTTTAGAGAAGGCTGGATTCCTTGCAAAGCAGAGGATCATCCTGAACTAAGTATCTTAATGGATCATAAATCCGAATGGGCAGAGAAAGGGAACATTGAAGTAGGTGGACAAATCTTATGTAAGATTCCAGAAGAAAAAGCAAAAGCTAGAGATGATTACTTTGCTAACCAAGCTAAGAATCAAATTGAATCTGTAGACAATGCTTATTTCAAGGACAATGATCCAAGAATGAAGAAGGAAGTTTACGAAAGAAAAAGTAGAACCAGTTTCGGTAGTGATTCATAAATTTATAATTTAATTTTTATTGGAGAATTACTATGGCAGATGTAGCCTCACCTTTTGGTGCAGTTCCTGTAAGCTCATTAGTATCTTGTGCATATAACGATAAAATAGTTCATTATAAAATTGCCAGCGGATATAACACTAATATTTTCTATGGCGACTTTGTAAAATGGAATGACGACAACCCTAATACCACTATCCAAAAGGATACTGGTACAACTGCGTTGACACCCATTGGAGTATTTTTAGGATGTTCATATACTGATCCAGTTTCAGGTGAATTTAGACAGTCTCAATATTATCCTGCTAATACAGCAGCAAGTGATATTGTAGCTTATGTGCAAAGTGATCCTTTCGTTGTTATGAAGATACAGGCAGACGGACCAGTAGATCAAGATGATCTTGGTAAGAATGTTCCTGTTGTTCAAACAGCAGGCTCAACTTTGATTGGTACTAGCAAAAATGCGATTGACATTTCAGCAGCAGCAACAACTAATACGTTGCCGTTAAAGATTATTGACTTTGTCGATGGTCCAACAGATGCTTTTGATCAAGCTTTCCCAGAAGTGCTAGTGATGTTTAACGTAGGGCACCAGTTGCTCAACACAACAGGTATTGGTTAAGGAGTAATATTATGGCAGCTATTTCAAGAGCAAATCAGCTTCACCAATTACTACCAGGACTTAATGCCCTGTTTGGTGAAGAATATCAAAGTTACGACAATGAACATGAGCAAATCTATGAAACAGAGAACTCAGAGCGTTCATTTGAGGAAGAGCTAAAAATCTCAGGATTTGGTGCAGCTCCCGTTAAAGCGGAAGGTGCTCAGATTCTTTATGACACAGCTCAAGAATCATTCGTGGCTAGATATACACACGAAACTATTGCAATGGGATTTGCAGTTACAGAAGAAGCAATGGAGGATAACCTTTATGTTTCTCTTAGCGGTAGATATACCAAAGCATTAGCAAGAGCAATGGCTTACACAAAACAAGTAAAAGCTATGGCACCACTTAACTTAGGTTTCACAACCTTTAACTCAGGTGACGGAGTATCATTATTTAATACTGCTCACCCATTAGTAAGTGGCGGAACAAATGCAAACAGACCAGCAGTCGGTGCTGACTTGAACGAAGCTTCTTTAGAAGATGCTATCATTCAAATTAGTGGATGGACTGATGAAAGAGGTCTTAAGATTGCAGCACAAGCAAGAAAGCTTATTGTTCCATCAGCTTTACAGTTTGTAGCAACTAGATTGCTTAAGTCAGAATATCAACCAGGTTCAGCAAACAATGACGTTAACGCTATTGTTTCAACTGGCGTGTTACCAGAAGGCTTTGCAGTTAATCATTATTTAACTGACACTAACGCTTTCTATCTCATGACAGATGTACCTGATGGTATGAAGCACTTTGTTAGATCACCTATGCAAACAAGCATGGATGGTGATTTTAACACAGGTAACGTAAGATATAAGGCAAGAGAAAGATACTCATTTGGTGTATCTGATCCTCTTGGTATCTTCGGATCACCTGGAAGTTCATAAGAACTATGAGGGGAGCTTCGGCTCCCCTTTTTATTTATTTATAAAAATCCCTTTCTTTTTAAGTTTTTTAGGTATATAGTCAAAGAATAGTTTTGGCATATACAGATATGCTGGTCTCATGGAGGACTGAAATTATGGCAAGTAAAGTAACAAGCGTTAGAGATTTACCGCTTAATATAATCAAGAATAGACCTGATGCACAATCAATAGTGCAAGGCGTTACAGACAGAAGTGCTAAAGGTAACGCACTTCCTTTTTATAATAGACAAGACCCTGCTCTTATAGAAGAGTGGTTTGACGATTTTAATTATTTCAACACAAGTAAATACTTAGTAACTAAAGTAGAAGCTGGTTCAGGATCAGCTACACAATCAGTTTCAGGCTCAATTCTAACATTAACAAATGATGATGGAGCTAATGATTTTACAGCTATACAACCACAAGTAGGTGATAACACAAATGTTGCAAACTTCATTAATCCTGTTAATGAAAAAGGTAGCGATATATTTTTTAGATGTAGAGTAAGATTTCCCAAAGTAAACAGCACAAGATTTTATGTAGGTCTCTTTGATAAATGTCCAGCAGCTTATCCTTTCTTTGGTAACTATGTAAGTCACATTGTTTGGTCATGGAAACCTTTTGGTAGTCCTACAACTTTATGGCAGTATGGAGTAGGTAATACTTCAAACATTTGGTCAGCCACACCAGGAAGATTAATAAATCCAAAATCAGCAAATGAAATTTCAGTAGCAGATAGTTATACAGTACCATATCCTGCTGATGGTTCTGTTCAGCCATTCTCTGCTATTCCAGCAACTAATGAAGGTACTATTACATCTACAGGACTGCCAATTTCTGATCCAGAATATCCAAGAATAAATAATACTGACTTTATAAGATTTAGTATTGTTTATAAAGCAGGTAATCATAAAGCACCAGATGGTTCTGATTCAAATGGCAGACTAGAGTTTTGGGTAGGTAAAGATGGTCAAGCAGATCAATGTGCTTCTGTAATCTATCCAAACCTAAGTGATATAACAAATATTACAGGATTAACACCTACTATTATTGTTGGTAATGGTACTGGTGGTGTAATAACTGGTGGTACATCATGTGAAATAGATTATATGCACGCTGGTCAATACAAAAGTGTTAATAGAGTAGGTAAAGGAGATTAATATGGCATTTGTAGTAAAAGAATATAAGTTAGGCGAAAAAGTTTTAATTGGTTCTTATGAAAAAGAATCAGATGCAAACAATAAAGTTAATGAATTGCTTGATGCTGGTGCAGAAGGTGTTTGTATAGAGGTATCAGAATAATGGCAAATTTTTATAGAAGTTTAAAAAAAAGAGGCAATGTTAATTTTAAAAATGGAATTAACGATTCTTCTCCAAAAGATGCAGCAGGTCAATTATCTAGTACACCTGTTCCATACAGAAGGCAAGTATTCTGGGAAGATTTCTTAGGATACAATCTTGATAACTTTAGAGTACACAAAGTAGAAGCTGGATCAGGTTCAGCAGCTATAGAACCAGGTAATACTATAGGTGGTACTTTAAAAATTACTAATGATGATGCACTTAATGATCACGTCAATATGCAATTAGGTAATGCTGCTGCAACTAATGCAACCTTTCAATGGAATTACAATAGAGACTTTTGGATTGATATTAGAATGAAATCTCCTGATGTCTCAAGTGGAAAACTTGATGGTTTTTTTGGAGTATGTCAATCAGAAAATAATATAGCATTGTTTGCACACTACAACAGAATAGGTTTTCATTTTGATAATATTTTAGGAACTCATGTTTTTCCTGTTTGTGGTAACGCAACAGAAGGTAGAACTTCTTTAGGAGATGGTAATCCATTTTTTACTGGAGTAGGAAATGATGAATGGTTTAATTTAAGTTTTACATATAACTCTAAAACAAGAGATTTAAAATGGTACATTAATGATGTTTGTGCTTACTCAATGGAACTTGACGATTTAAATTTTGTTGCTGGTTTTCCAGCAGTAGATTATGTGCCTGTTAATAACAGCACTATGGCTCCGACTATACAATTTAAAAATGGTACAGCAGGTGCAAACACACTTGAAGTAGATTATATGTTAGTTGGTGTAGAAACAGAGGACAGATCATAATGAAAATAATAGCAATAATAAATGGAAAACAAGTAGCTGAATTTAGTTCAGTAGCAGATTGTAAAGCTTGGATGGCTGGTCAGTCAGGTAAAAACATTGTACTAGCTGTGGAGGGTTCAGAATAATGGCACTTAAATATGTAATGATAGCAACAGATAAAAACAATGACGTTGTTTCTGAGCAAGAATTTGCTAACACCAATGCTGGAGCACAAGCTTGGGGTGAAGCAGTAAAACAATATTGGGAACAAGACTACGCAGTTGAAATAAGATTGGAGGATAGATAGTGACTATTAATGGTAAAAAAGGTACAAACTTTAAAAACGGATTAAGTAATGCTCCAAGTGGTTCTATTTTTGACGGATTAAATACAGGTTCTGTAGAGTCAGATTATATTATTTGGCATGATGATTTTAGTTCTTACGATGCAAATCAATGGCAACTAACTAAAACAGAAGCAGGTTCAGCATCTGGTTCAGTAGAACTAGCTGATAAAAAAGGTGGAGAGCTAGTATTAACTACAGATAATGCTGCTGGAGATATAACTAAATTAGCATGGAAAGGTGCAGCAGCAGGAAGTAATCCTGTAAATCCATTTAAATTTTCAAGAGATAAATACTTTCATATGCAAGCTAGATTTAAAATATCTGGTACAAATGTTGATTTTTTAAATACTCATGTTGGACTTGGTTTAATGGATGGCAGTAAAGTAGCTGCACTACCAGGAGTATCTAATACATGGTCTTTAAATAACGCTTGTTGGTTTATAGAAGTCCCACCATTTTATAATGCTATATTTGGTGGCGATTATTTATTTTACATGGTAGCAGAAACAGGAGCAGGTATTAGACCAGTAGGACCAGATTCACAAACACCAATAAGTTTAGCAGTAGATAGATATATAAATATTGGTTTATCAAGTAGATATCCACAAAGAGCAGCATCAAATAGATTGCCTGGACCATCAAGAGGTGCAGGTGGTGTTATTTGGAATCAAACTTATGGCGGAACATTTAAAGGTACTGATGGTGCAATTAGAGGTCCATTAATAAACTGTTATATGGTAGATGAAGTTGGAGATGTAGGTCCTGCAAAAAAATGGGTTAACTGTCTTAATGATGCTAACTCTGATGGATCACTTCCAGCATCTCAAGAACCAGTAACACCTATGACACCATTCATTGCTATAGGTAATCGTTCTAATGCAGGCAATCAATGTAAACTAACAGTAGATAGTCTGACAATAATTCAGGAGAGATAATGGCAACTAATTTTAAACAAGGTTTTACAAACATAGGAGATGGTAAAGAACATCCTATTGGCGATATTATTAAAGTACCTTTTCCAGGTAGAAACCAAGAATACTTTGATGACTTTCATTCATACGATACAAGGTTTTATGAAAAAGGAGATATAGGTGGTTCTAATACCATAGCTTCTGTTAATGGAGAAGCAGGCGGTGTTATTAGATTAACAACAGGAACTGGTGGTAGTGATGCTACTTGTTTAGCTTGGAAAGCTGGTGAGTCTGCAAAGGTAGGTAATTGGAATCCTGTAGTAAGTGGTAAAACAGATTTTATTTATAAAATTAGATTTAAATTAAATTTAGATGCAGGAGCTACAGGAAATACAAACAATGAAGCTTATCCAGTTATAGGTTTAATTAATGAATCGCAAGGAGCTAATACGTTTCCATTTTTAGCATTTGTTGGACAATATACTGGAGTTGCACACAATAAAAATTCTGCAACAGTATATGGTAATTCAGCTTTCGCAGGAAGATTAGGTAGTTCAGCAGGAGATTTTGTTCCAAATATGTATGATATAGGCGATGGTAATTGGCATACTCTAGCTATTCTTTATAGAACTGCAAAATCAGCTACTGGTAAAGAAGGTGCTAAAATTTCTAATCCAGCAGGTACACCTAAAGAATATGTTTGGTTATATGATAATCAAAGAATACAAACTATACATGAATATCAAGGTAGAATTAAATATGATAATGGATGGTCTGGTATATCAGAAGCTAATCCAGCTATAGGAACACCAGGAGCAGTATTAAATGTTGCTGAAAACGATGGCTTTTCTCCTTGGTTTGGAGTTGCTAATGCAACATCTGGCATATCAGTTTCTATGGATGTTGATTATGTTTATCTTGCAGCAGAAAAACCTAAAGGGAGTTATTAATGGCTAAAGTAAAAATTATTGTAAAAGAAGGTACTAGAGTTAGAAAAGAACATGAAGCAGCTAATAAAGATGCTGCTGTTGAGTGGATTAAAGCTAACGTAGAAAATGGACAAGAGTTTACAGCAGAGGAGATTGGATAATGGCAGATGCAGTAACAACACAGATTATTCAAGATGGACCAAGGAATGCTGTAATTAAATTTACAAACATTAGTGATGGTACAGGTGAATCAGCAGTTGATAAAGTTATAGTAAGTAATTTAAGTAATTTAGCTAATGGTCAACCTTGTACAGAAGTAGCTGTGTCAAGAGTTCAATACTATATGAATGGTATGGATGTAACTATGAACTTTTCTGTATCATCAGGTACAGCAGGTTTTATAGCTAAATTGAATGAAAACGATTTAGGTGATATGGACTTTAGAGATTTTAGCGGCATACCTAATAATGCAGGTTCTAATAAAACAGGCAATATTAGTTTTACTACTACAGGTCATGGTGCTGGAGATACATACACAATTATATTAACCTTACTAAAAGCATAGGAGAAGTTATGGATAAATATATTATATACGGAGCAGGATTCCCACCAGAGTATTTTGTACTAGAGCAGGGAGAAGATGGTATCTGGAAATCAGTATTTGGACCTGATCCAGATTTAGTTGATGCTCAAGCAAAAGTAGACGATCTAAATGGTGTTAGAGCTAGAAATGATAAAGGTCAATTAGTTGGAGATGATCCATCTACACCTGATGTTAATGAAGCCTACAAGTCTGGTAAAGCACCTAAGAAAAAAGCAGCAGCAAAAAAGAAAGCTGCACCAAAAAAAGCAGTAGCTAAAAAAGGAGCAAAGAAAAATGCCAAGTAAAGAAGCAGTAAAAAAAGGAATGGAAGCAGCCAAAAAAGCTGGTCTTAAAGTAAAGAAATCATCTGATGGTTATATGGGTGGAATGAAAACTCATATGAAAAAAGGTAAAAAATACTCAATGGGTAGATCAATCCAAATGGGTAAAAGACCTGGAATGATGGGTGGTGGAATGCTGGAAGGCGAGCAAGATAAAGTTAAAAGACTTTATGGCGGTGGTAAAACCAAGTAACCATGAGCAGAGCAAAGAAAGACTCTCGTCTTAAACGAGCAGGTGTTTCTGGTTATAACAAACCCAAACGTACTCCAAACCATCCAAAAAAATCTCATATAGTTGTTGCTAAAGAAGGCAACAAAGTCAAAACTATTCGGTTCGGACAAAAAGGTGCAAAGACAGCAGGTAAACCCAAGAAGGGTGAGTCTGCTCGTATGAAAGCAAAACGTAAATCTTTTAAAGCACGACATGGTAAAAACATTAGAAAAGGAAAAATGTCAGCAGCATATTGGGCGGATAAAGTAAAATGGTAATGTCGAGAGCAAACTTTAGTAAAATGACTAGGAGTGCTCCAGCAAAAGGAACTAAAATGAA